TAGGGATTTGCTGGTTGCTAGGTACAAGGAATTTTTATAAGATAAAGAAGAAGTTTGTTAAGGATTCACAGATGTGGATAGATGATTTGATGGGAGACTTTGACTACTTAACAAACTACATTATGGAAGCTAACACGCTGAGTATGAGATGGTTAAAATGGTTGGGTGCTAGTTTTGAGGATTGCAATATCCCTGGTTATAAGTCATTTAAGATAGAGAGGAAGTAATTTTATATGTGTTTTTTTGCAGCGTTAGGAGCAGGTTTGGGAGCTACAGCAGCTTCAGCTACGGCTACAGGTATTGCAGCTACAAGTGCAGCGATAGGTGCAGCTTCGGCAGGTATGCAGTTTGCAGGTGCTAGGCAACAAGCTAAACAACAAGCATCTTTTCAAGCACAGTCAGCAGCAGCGGAGCGTCAAAGAGCTTTACAAGAGCAGTCCTCTATCCGTATGCAACAAGCTCAACAACAAGAAGCTACTGCTAGGGAACTACAACAAGTTAGTAAGAAGTCCCAAGAAGCTTTAGCTAGAGCGAGAGTTTCAGCAGGGGAAGCAGGTGTATCTGGTGTTAGTGTACAGGCTTTAATGGATGACTATACTAGACAGGAAGCAGGGTATAGAGCAGCAACTTTAAGACAACAAGAGTTAACAGGAGTAGGCACACAGCTAGGATTAGAACAAGCTGGACTAGCTTCTCAACAAAGACTTATAGGGATTCAACAACCTATCAGTAGACCTAGCCTTCTTACAGCAGGTCTTGAAGCGACTAGTAGAGGGCTTAGCGGTTACGCTACAGGACTTGATATTGGTAGTAGGATGAAGACACCTAAAACAACAGTAAGCTAATGGCAGAACGAGTACAAGTACAAGGGTTAGGTGACGCAGTTCCAGGTATTCAACCTACTATTCAAAGAGCAGGTCAATACAGTGTAGGTCAGCGTAGAGCTGGTAGGAATAAGTTGATGGACCTTGCTGATGCTTTGTCACAGGTTAATCCTATCTTACAGCAATACACACAGGTAGCTGATATAGAAGTAGAACAATTTAAAGATGAGTTATCAAAGCAGAGTCCTGAAGAGATTCAAGCGATGCTCCAAAAGACAGAGGGAGAGTTTGATAAGCTATCTAGAAAAGGGGCAATGAGTTGGCTTACTTCTCCTATTAATCGTAAGAGGAAACTAGAAGCAGTAGGTAACTTATCAAGTCGAAATTTAATATCTCAGATAACTACTAGGTTAGAGAATCCTGAAGCAGGAGATGAAGATGCGGATCAAATCATAGCAGAACTTAGAGATGAGTATATAAACAAAAACCCTTTATTAAGAGATTCGGTGTTATCTCAAGGAGGTTTGCAAGAGTCTCTTAATAGAGTAACACCTAGTTTAAAAACAAACTTTGACAGGAAGATGTCAGCAGAGGAGAGAAGAGAACAAGGTTTTGCTACTACTGCTGGATTGTATGATTTCATTGACAGCTTAAAAGACACAAACACTCTTGTTACTGGTGGTATAGCAGATGGTGCTTACACTGATGATTTTAAAAAGATATGGGAAGGATCAAATGCTCACAACGCTACAGAACAAAGAGCAATACTTAAAGGAGCGTTAGGTTCTTTAGCTCGTAACGGAATGCAAGATGAAGCAGAGGAGCTTAGGATATGGGCTGCTTCTAATTTAAAGTTTGGTACAGCTAAGATGACCGAGATGGAACAAGATGAATTAGATGATTTCATTGATGATGTAGCAGAACAAGCTGAAGATAGAAATGATAGGGAAGAGAAAGAATCAGTAGAGCAAAGAGGAGCAGAGGCTTATAAGGCTTTACTGGGTATAAATAACCCCAATATAGGTTACGGTCGTTTTAACGGTGAGGAATATAAGACAGTAAGAGAATTAACAGAAGCTGTTGATAATTATAGAGGGGATGTTGATGGTGGTTTTATTTCGCCAACTGCGATGAGAACGTTAAGTCAGTCTTTTAGATCAGACAGAGATAGGTACAGAGACCCTTTAGATTATTTAACAAACGAAGTATCAAGAAACACACAAAGAAGTTATCAAGATACTTTTGCAAGCGTAGAGGACATCATCAGGGATAGATACGATAAAGCTTTTTTACAAAATCCTGAACTTCTTTATGAGTTTGATAGAGAATTACAACAAGAGATATATGACTATACCAAACAAGTTGTATCAGAAAGCGAAGATAACGAAGTATTTCCTATGTCTAATAAGGTTGAAGCTTTTATTAGGAAGAGAGGAAACGATAAGCTACAAGGATTAGAAAAGAAATATAAAGAATTAAACAAGGTACAAGAAGAAAAGGTAAAGAATTTACCAACTAGTACAGCTGGGTTAGAACCATCTGAAAAGAATATGTTAATGCCAGACACCCTCGAAGAGAAAGTGATTAAAGGTACTAATGATATAGCTGTAGTTTTAAATAAAGAAGGAGACCCTAATAAAAGAGGACAATCTTATAGAAACTTAGTTTTACAAGACGAAGAAGAACTCTTAAACATAGCTACAGGTAAGTCTAAAAAAATGCCTCTAAGTCTAATTACAAAACTTCCTATTCTAGGTGGTTATCCATCAATGAACATACTGCAAGGTTTTGTAGCAAATAAATTGGCTGATCCTTTTTCTCAAGAAGAAAGAGACGAAGCAAGTAAACAGTTAATGATGAAGTTTAACTTGAGTGGAGGTTTCCTTAAAAAAGAAGTTATAAGTAGTGGACGGTTTCCTGAAGCTCAAGGAGGAGGGACTTTAGATTTTAGGACTTTATCACCAGCTGTGCATATTGTTCTAAGTAAGCAAGAAGTTAATAAAGTAAAAGACATGGATTTAAATGAGATTACAATAAGCACTGATCCTCTTGTTATTTCTGTAAGAGAAACAGCGGAAAGAATGGGACAGACAAATGATTTGCTTGCTTTAATATCCAGTCAAAAAGCTTTACTAGACGATTATTCTAAAATACAAGGTTATACTTATCCTATAAAAAGATTTTAATAGTTATGGCATTACCAGCAAAACAAAGAGAACAAGATTTAACAGCAGATTTAACTCCGTCTGTACAAGTACCGCAAGAAGAACCTCAGATAGTAGAAGAAGATTTAGGTTTCCTGGAAACTGCTGGTGATGTTCTCATTGCTCCTTTTAGAGGTATAGAGGGAATGCTTAACGGTGCATACAACTTAGCTGACATGATTGCGTTTGATGTGTTGCCTGACTTGGACACTCGTTTCTTAGGTACTTCTAAAACCACAGCAGGTTCTCTAGTAGAGGGTGTAGCTCAGTTTGCTTCAGGGTTTGTTCCTATCTTTGGTGCAGCTGGTAAAATAGGAGCGTTAGCTAAAGCAGGTACTGTTGCTAGAGGTGTAGCTGCTGGTGCTGTTACTGACTTTGTAGCGTTTAAAGGACAAGAAGACAGATTATCTAATCTCATACAACAATTTCCAGAGTTACAAAACCCAGTTACAGAGTTCTTGGCACACGATGCAAACGAGTCTGAGGTAGAAGGAAGGTTGAAGAATGTACTAGAAGGTTTAATACTAGAAGGTGCTATCGGAGGAACTGTTACTTTGTTTATGAAGTCTCTTAGGGCTTTAAAGGCAGGTAAGAAAGTAAGAGATGTAGACGGTGGTGGTGCTGATGAAGTTAATAAAGCTACTTCAGATTCATTAGAAGGTGGTAAAGCTTTTGCTGATATGCCTCGTTTTACAGATGAATCAACAGATATACAAAAAGAACTAGACCTAGATAAAACTAGGCTTGATGAACTGTTAAAGAAGAAAGAAGAAGGTAAAGCTACAGGTGCTGATGAGACTAGAATCTCTATGCTTGAAAACCGTATAGAAGGTAAGGAAGCCGATCTTCGTGTGTTAGGTGATGTGAGGAATGCTGATGTTAAGGATAGGGTAAGAGTAGCAGAAGAAAGAGAACTACAGGAAAGAGTAGAAGAACTAGACGAAACTTTAGAAGACTTTGACGCTACTGTAGAAAGAACACCTAGACCGTTTAAGACCTACGAAGAAGAAGCCATGATGGATATTATTCCTAAAGGTGCTGACACTCTAAAGAATAGGTTAATGAAGAAGTTCCCTATAAAGGGAGCAGACCCACAAGACGTAGCAGATGTAGAGAAGTTTATCGATGTGATGGGTAAGCGTTTGTTTGGTGATGTATCGTTATCCGTCACTAACAAGATACCATCTGCTGGTCGTTATAACTTTGGTAACAATCTACTACAAATAAGACAATCTGTTATAGATGAGGGCGGTATTAAACGTACTATGGTCCACGAGCTTTGGCATGGACTTAGTCGTTATCTTCCTAAAACAGATGTTACTTCGTTAACTAAACAATTTGATAAAGCTAGAAGAGATTACATTAGAAGTTTTGGTGTTGATTTAGATGACACTGTTGATCCTTCTTCCTTACTTAAAAAAACAATACCTAAAGAACTAGAAAAATTCCTAAAAGGTAAGCACACATCTGAGAACTATAGGTTTAAAGATGTAGACGAATACTTTGCAGAGGAAATGACTGATGCTTTCTTAAAGAAGTTAGACGAGAAAGATTTAGCTCCTTCAGGTACACTTAAAAGAATAGCACAAGAAGTAGCGATCATGTTCAAGGATATGTTTGCTTCTTTAAAATCTAAATTAGGTGTAGACCAAAGGCAGAAGATATTTAACGACTTCCTTAAACAGCGTAATGTAACTAAGAGAGCAGAAGCACCTTTAGATTTTGGTAAGACCTTTGCTGAGATGCCTGACTTCAAACCTAAGATAAAGACAGACCCTGAGTGGCAACAATGGACAAACGCTGTGTTAAAAGGAGAAAGTCCTACTCTACCTCGCTTAGAAGTTGTAGGTGATATTGACTCAGCTCATAAGATTCTAACAGAAAAGTATTCTAATAATCCTGAGTTATTAAAGAAGTTTGATGAAGCACCTGCTGATTTCTTAGATGAAGATTTAACAGCTTTGTTTGAAATGGGTGCTCAGTCCATTAAAGATCGTAGGAAGATTCGTATAGAAAGTGAAATCTTTAAAGACTTGTTAAAAGGTTCTAACGAACGCTTAATGAAAGTTGTTAAAGAATTTGAAGATACAGAAAGCTTACAATCAGAAGCAGCATTGAGAAATCAGTTGAGCGAGTTTGTAGAGATATACGATTACTACAGGCAGATGGGTTCTGAGGATTCTAAGAATCTTGCTATGCGTAGACAGAAGAAACCTATATCTAGAAAGATAGGGTTAGAGAAAAGCGAGCTACAGAACACTGCTCTTGTAAGAGAATTTATTAATAACCAGGCAGGTGGTATGTCTCCTAAGAAAGCTGTTAAGCTTATAAAAGAAATGTACGATCCTAACAATGCTGAAGCTACTATACAGAAAGTATTAGGGATAGCTAAGAAGGCACAAGGGAAAAGCATGTTAGACATGACCACTGAATATTGGATTAACTCCATCCTTAGTGGACCTAGAACACAAGCTGTCAACTTACTAGGTAATACTTTAACTCAGTTATTAGGTACAGCAGAGATGGTAGCAGGTGCGGTGCTTAGTGGAAACATGCCGTTAGCTAAAGCTGCTCTAGCTTCTTGGGCTGATAGTGCGTTATGGCGAGAAGCTCTTTCGGCTACTGGAAAAACACTAGTAACAGGAAGAGAAGTATTAGATGTAGGTAGTAGATCAATGGTGGAATCATCTAGCCAAGCTATAGGAGATGTCCTCAATTTAAAAGCAGGTTTAGATCAAAGTAAAAGCATTAATCAAACCTCAGTAGATATATTAGGTAATGTTGTTAACCTACCTGCTAGAGGTTTGTTGACTGGAGATGAATTATTCAAACAACTCGCTTTTAGAAGAGCTGCTCGATTGAAAGCAGGTATGGAAGCAATTAACTCAGGTATCTCTGACTCTAAAGGAATAGCTAAATATGTTGAAGATAAACTAAGTAAAGTAGTGACTGTTGGTGGACAGGTTATGTCTGAAGAAGCTCTGATAAGAGAAGCTACAAAACAAGCAGATAAGTTAGGTTTAATAGGTCAGCAATTCGCTAAGAAAAGAGCTGCTCACATTAAGAAGTATGTTGATGACAACTTTGATGAAGATGCTTCTAACCTTGCTGCTTATGCTTTAGAAGAAGCTAAATACTTCACACACACTAGAGAGTTAGAAGAAGGGACTTTAGGGAAAAGTATACAAAACCTAACTAAGAACTTTGCGTTCGCTAGATTTGTTTTACCTTTTGTTCGTACTCCTTCAAACCTTTTGAGTTTTGCTTTAGAGAGGTCTCCTTTGGGATTGCCTTACAGGATTCCAGGCACGAATAAAAAATTGAATGTACCAGGATTGAGGGCAGAAGCTGAAGCTATGAGAGAGGGTTTGAAGTCTAGTGATCCTGTAATCCAAGCAGCAGCTAGAGGCAAGATTGTAACAGCGTTTGCAGGTGTAGGTTTGTTTTACGAGATGGTGTTTAATAATAATAACACCTTACCTCTTATTACAGGAGGTGGACCTAAAGATGAAAAACAAAAGAAGATACTACAAGAGACTGGTTGGAGACCCTATAGTATAAAAATAGGTGATACATATTACGATTACAAGAAGTTAGACCCTATAGCGACTATACTAGGAATCGTTGCTGATATGAGCGAGATGATGAAGGAAAATGAAGAAGCTAACGAAGAAGGAGTAGAGCAAGTAGGGATTGCGTTAGCAACAGCTCTATCTAGAAATGTAGCTAATAAATCATACCTAGCTGGTATTCAACTTTGGGCAGAAGCTTTACAAGACCCTGACAGGTTTGGAGAAAGATTAGGTAGAAACTATGTTGGTTCTTTTGTTCCTAATGTACTTTCTCAAATGCAAGACTATGATAAGCAATCCATGAGGGAAGTAAGGGATGTTGCTGATGCTGTACTTAAAAAGCTTCCTGGAGGTAGAGATATGCTTGACCCTAAACGTAATATATTAGGAGAAGAGAAAACAATTGATTACGGTACAATGGGCTTCATTAATCCTGTCGGAACTTCAAAAGAAAAAGACGATGCAATATTACAGGAAATGGCAGATTTACAATACGCGTTCAGGCAGCCTAGTTCTAAAATATTAAACGGTAATGTTGATTTATTAAACTTTACTAACAATAAGGGTAGGACAGCTTACGATAGAAGTATTGATCTATTACAAACGGTAACAGTAGGTGGACGCACTTTAAGGCAAACTTTAAAAAGGTTGATTAACTCTGCTCAATATCAACGTCTTCCAGGTTATTCTGCTGAAGTAGGAGTTGATAGTCCTAGAGTACAACAGATAACTAAAGTGTTAAAGCGTTTCAGAAAAACAGCTAAAAGAGATATGTTAAAAGAATTTCCTGATGTAGCATCACAAATAAACACTGTAAATCGTGCTTTAAAACTTAATAGGCAAGGTGTTAACAGACAGGAAGTGCTTGAACTTTTACAACAAACAAATTAATAATAGATTACCATGCCTAATACATACGTAGACTACACTGGGGATAATACTACTACCTCCTTTGCTTTTCCTTTTCCTTATCTCGATGACACACACGTTGTAGTACAACTTGATACAGTTGCTTTAACTGGTGGTAAATTTGTAGATCAAACAGTTACTACTCACTACACAATCCAAACTTCTCCTTCTGCTGCTATAATATTTGTTACTGCTCCAGCAACTGGAGACAGGATAAGGATCAAAAGAGATAGTGCTTCTGATATAGCTCTTGTAGACTTTGAGAATGGAAGTGTACTTACTGAGGTAGAACTAGATCGTGCTTACCTTCACAACCTTTATCTTAACGAAGAGATTGAAGAGGGTAGTGGTAAGAACACGATGACTAAAGACCCTGTTGATGGACACTACGATGCCGATTTAGCCAAGATTAAAAACCTAGCTGATCCTACAAACCCACAAGATGCAGTAACTAAGAACTACGCAGATACTACTTTTGTTGATGTAGCAGGGGATACGATGACTGGTAACTTGGACATGGGTTCTAATAAAGTTACTTCCTCTGCTGTTCCTGGTGCTGGTAACGATCTTACTAATAAGACTTATGTAGACGGTCAAGACGCACTACAAGTTACCAAAGCAGGTGACAATATGACAGGTGACTTGGCTATGGGTGGTAACATGGTCAGTGGTTTAGGTGCTCCTATTAGTAGTGACCACTCTGCTCGTAAAGGCTATGTAGACCAACAAGACGCTCTTCAAGTTACCAAGGCAGGAGATTCGATGTCAGGTAACTTGGATATGCAAACAAATGATATTCAAAACGTTGATAAAGTTACAGGGTTAATTTCCCCTGCTAGTGGTAGTCACGCTACAAACAAAACTTATGTAGATGCTCAGATTGCTACAACTTTAGCAACAGGTACAGCAGGTGGTCCTATTAATACAGTTAACATCTCTGATGCTGCTATCACTACAAACAAGATCAATGATGACGCTATAACTGCTGACAAGCTTGCTGACACTGCTGTTACTCCAGGTTCTTACACTGCTACTAATCTAACAGTAGATGCACAAGGAAGGATTACAGCTGCTGCTAACGGTAGTGCTTCTCCTTCTGCTGCTGATGTTAAAACTCTTTACGAGAGTAACGCTAACACTAATGAGTATGCTGATGCTGAACAAACTAAGCTTGCAGGTATTGCAGCAGGTGCAACAGCTAACTCTAGTGACGCTACTTTATTAGGAAGAGCTAACCACACAGGTACTCAAACTGCTGCTACTATATCTGACTTTGACGCTGAGGTTTCTAATAACACAGACGTGGCAGCTAATACAGCTAAAGTATCTAACGCTACTCATACAGGTGATGTTACAGGTTCTACTGCACTTACAATAGCTGATAACGCTGTCACAGCTGCTAAGATAAATTCTACGGATACTACTTTTAATATCAACGCAACCACGGGTCATGTAGGTATGGGAGTGTTGGCAGACTCAGCGAATGTTTTAAGCACATCGGGAGGGACAGCTAACTTTGCAGCTGACGCTCCTGGAGGTACACAAGCGATATATGTTAGAAATACTAGCTCAACAGGTATCTCTGCTATTCTTCAGTTAACAGCACGGACAGGAGGAACAGGTTATACTAACTCTTTAAATATTGATCTATCAGCTCCCCAAAATTACTTACAAATAACCCATAACCAAGGGGATCAGATCGGTGTTAGGTTAGATAATTCTAACGGTGGAACAGGTAGTGAAACTGGTGCTTTTTATCCAAGCTTAAATAATAAAACAAGTTTAGGTAAATCAGGAGTCGGGTGGTCAGTAGTGTACGCTGGAACAGGTTCTATTAATACTTCTGATAGAAACTTAAAAGAAGACATACAAGACTTATCTGATGCGGAGTTAAGGGTCGCACAAGCGTGTAAAGGATTAGTTAAAAGATTTAAATTCAAAGGTGGCACAAGAAAACATATCGGAGTCATTGCCCAGGATGTAAGAGAAGCATTTACTGCTGAAGGACTAGATGCACATGAATATGGCTTGTTCTGCTCTGATACCTGGACAGACGAGGACACAGGAGAAGAAGTGACTCAATTAGGTATCAGGTACGAAGAACTCTTAGCCTTCATAATCTCAGCTTTATAATACTAATGACTGAATCAGTATCACACTTTCTCGACACTGCTCTAGCTGTTATCCTAGGTGCTATCGGATGGGTTATAAAGAAACTATCAGATCGCTTAGACACAGACGAGAAACGATTAACAAAGATTGAAGTAGAGTTAGCTACGCAACGAGAACGAGATACTGCTGTTGAGAACCGTATGAGTGGTCTTGAAACAACGGTTAAAGAGATTAACGGTAAACTAGATAGAATGATGGAGATATTAATTAAACGATGAAAAAAGGATTATACGCAAACATTAACAGAAGAAGAAAGCTAGGCATTAGTCGTAGCAAGAAGAAGTCTACTATATCACCTAAGTCATACGCAAATATGAAGCGTGGGTTTAAAAAGTGAGAAGTGTTAGATGCCTAGAAGACCTAAAGTTGATCCGTTATCTGCACAATCACGAACATTAGCAGTAACCTCATCAGGTGACTTACAAAATTTAAAAAGTGACTTTCAATCAGATAAATCAATTAAAGATATTAAGATAGCAGCTTTAGAAACAGATAAGACAAGCAAAGACACACGAATGAATAACGCTGAAACAAAACTTACAACCCTTGAAACTACTGCCGTAGGTATTGTAGATGGAGGTCGTGCAGGTCTTAACCATGTGGAAGCAAACCCTATAAATGGAGGTAGTGCATCATTATGAGTATTAGAAGAATATTTTTAAGGCGAGATACAGCAGCTAACTTTACTAGTGCTAACCCTGTACTTTCTGAAGGTGAACCTGCGTTCGATACGACAAATCAGATACTGAAGGTTGGTGACGGTGTGACTGCGTGGAACTCGCTTAGTCAGTTTCAAGGACCGCAAGGAGTGGCAGGTAATGACGGAAATGACGGAAGTGATGGACAAGACGGTGTACAAATTAGTAGCTACGCTAAAGCAAACCTTCCGTTGAATGCTAATGCTGGAACAAATGCTTTAGTAACAGATGGTACGATAGGTGGAACACCAACGATGTCTTACTTTTACAACGGAGTATGGTATCGGACATTTGATAACTCTGTAATAATTGATAAAACACTTGATCTATATATTTTTGCGGGACAGTCTAATATGGACGGACAAGCCTCAACAACTGGAGTATCAACCGTAGATAGAACAGATACACTATTTTACTTAGAAACAGCGAGTTCTTCATCTAGTGTAATGGATGAAACGTGGGGCGGTTTAACATTAGGTACAACCTCTAATCAAGCGGTAAATTTATTCGGTCCTGAAATTGGATTCCGTGACAGAGCTAAACAACTCCCAACACATTACCCTCAACCAATCGCAATATTAAAATTTGCAAGAGGAGCTACGGATTTAGCCAGAGATTGGAATACGACACACTCCAACAATTACATGTTTGATAAATTCAAAGAAGCCTTAGATGACGGTAGAAACAAACTTACGTCTACAGGACATTCATACAACATAAAGGGTTTAGTTTGGTTGCAAGGCGAAGGTGATACTCTTAACTCAACAGATGCTAATAATTATCAAACAAATTTAACAAACTTTATAAGTGCAATTAGAACTCATTTAGTCGAACCAAATCTACCAGTTGCTATATGTTCTATCGATAGGGCTTCGGAGGCAACGAATAGTTTAACAGTGAGGACAGCACAACAATCAGTTGCTAATAGTGATATTAATACATATTATGTCCCAACTGAAAATTATTCCCGTAAAGCGGATGGAGTTCACTTGGACACCCAAGGTATGTTGGATACGGGAGAAGCCGTAGTAAATGCTCTCGCTGGAATAAGTGGAGTATTCAATATCGCAAATTATTCACCATTAGCATGGTTTGATGCCTTAAATGGTACAGATATGACAGTTAATGCTGGTAAAGTATCACAATGGAATGATAAAGCCAATGGGAATCATATAACTCAATCTAATACAAATAATCAACCTACCTACTCTAATAATGAGGTTCAATTAAACGGTTCTCAGTATCTCTTCAATACCTCACCGATTATGTATGCTAATGGTTCTATGGAGGTTTTTATAGTTGCATCGGGGTCGGCTCAATCTGATACCCGTCTTATAGGCGAGGGAAGTTCTACTAATAATAACCCATTTTACGGAATACAGACAGGGAGAAACAGCGACACGGATAAACAAGCCATATTCATCCGTAATGATACTGGGGTGGCTGTAGTAAGTAGCACAGTTGATGCTGGGACTGGATTTGATGGAACATTTAAAATATTATATTGGACGGATACAGGGTCAGCAATCTTAACAAGAGTTAATGGTGGTACAGCTGGAGTAGTTTCATATACAAGGTCTGGAACTTTTACTGTAAATAGATTTTGTATAGGTGGAGTTTTACGGTCCACTTTCGCAGCAGGCTTCACTGGGAATATCAAAGAGATTATTATCACATCCGTAAATACAGACACTGATAGAGAAAAGATCGAAGGTTACCTAGCACATAAGTGGGGACTAACATCAGACCTACCTTCCATCCATCCGTATAAAACAACCGCACCATAACAATATGAAGACTTTTGAAGAACTAGGTAAATTACAAGGTTATGTAGCAGATACCTACAAATCAGCTATCGATCAGATGCACGAGACTGGTGAGTACAATCCATCACTACTGAACGGTGCTAGG